TTGTATATGTGTAGAACAAGAGTATTGATTCATTCATAGAATGGCGGCCGCCAGGTCACCTGACTACACCCCCACTCTTAAACTGGTGCGCACGGGGTAAAATAGCCTCCTCCAGGCAAAAGAAATAGTAGCTCATTTTGAGTATTTATTATTTAATTTTGTTCGGAGTTAAATCATGGCTAATGTGTTCAAAACGACTAATTATATTTTAGACGATGTGTTCATCCGCTTCTGGAATAGTCTTTCTTTTGTACGAACTGCATCAAGAAACCTTGAATCAGACTTCAAAACTTTAAAATACGCTACTGGTCAGACAATCAACTATCGTTTAGAAGAACGTTATTTGGGTGGTGAAGGTGCGTCTGCTACATCTGAAGCCCGCGTTCAGGTTGTACGTCCTTTATCAATTACTAAGCAATTTCGTACCATGGTCGAGTACAGTGGCTTTGACTTAACATTTGACCGTGCTCGCGATGAACCTTATTTGGAGATGGCTAATGCGCCACGTGCTAAACGACTTGCAAATATGGTTGAAAAATTTGTGGCGGCGGATAACTTCCAAAAGCAAACTTATCAAGCAGTCGGCACTCCTGGCGTTCCGGTAGATTTCAATACAATCTTGACTGCTGACGCGTACATGACTGAACTTGCAATCCCTGAAGACGGAAAACGCTTTGTTGGTGCTAGTCCTCGCGTATCGGCTAACTTAGCGAATGACCTTCATACTGTATTCAACAACACTGTAAACACTGGTGCGTTGATTGACGGTTTCATTGGTCATATGTCAGGCTTTGACATGTTCAAGACTAACTTCTTGTTACGTCAAATCGCGGGTGCTGGTCAAGCGGGTGGCACGCCTCCGGCTGGATTTAAACTGAGTGGTGTCGTTACGAATGGTCCGATTACTAGCGGCAATACCATTTCAGTATCTGGTGTTGTAGCGTCAACAATCGTGTTCAAAGAAGGCGATATTATCGAGATTGATAGTGCGGCTGGCGTGTTCATGGTCAACCCATTGACTTATGAGCCTCTTGAGCAAGTAGCGCAATTTGTTGTGACAGCTGACGTTGTATCAACTTCGGGCGGATTGGCTAATATTCCTGTTAATCCTACGATTATTATTTCTGGTGCTCGACAAAATATCTCTGCGGCTATTCCAAACGGTGCGCAGTTGTTATTGAGTAAAGATCACAACGTATCTCTAGCCTATCATTCACAAGCAGTTGTGTTTGCAGCTCCTCCTTTGAAAGAACTAAAAGGTGGTGTTGAAGCGGTTACACGTTATAGCGACTTGTATAAACTTGCTATGACATACTCTTTGGGTGCTGACATTCGTAACTACGAACAGTTAGATCGTATCGACGTGATTTGCGGCGTTGCGATTAATCCTGAGTTTGCTGTACGCATTCGCTCTTGATGCAAGCGGGCGGGGAAACCCGCCCACCTATACTGGAGTTAGAATGTCAAAAGTATCCTATCTAGGCCGTATGGTAGATGAAGAAGGCTTCAGAGCATTTATCTACGCAAAAGACCAACAGAAAATCGTAAACAGTTGGCACGAATTTACAAATGAAATGAGCACCGGCGTTTGGTTTGCAACCGCTGACGATGTACCAAAAAAGAAGGCTACTAAAAATGCCAACCGTCCGTGAATTCTGTACGCAATCTTATCGATTAATTAGTGCAAGCAATCCCACCGTTCCATTGCACGGTGATGACTTGTCACTGATGATTACCGTCATGAATCAACTACTGCAATCCTACGCGGCTACAGGCTTGATGTTAACAATTGCAAAAGATGCCACAACCACGGTAACTATTGGGCAAAAAGAAATAACTGTAGGGGCAGCGAGCGTTGTGCCTACGCCCAACATCACATTAGGACGGCTTGCTAATTTAGATTCGGCATGGCTTTTGCTTGACGGCGTCACCTATCCACTGATTGATGAATCACGCAATGAGTTCTTTGCAGCGTTTAAATACGAACCCTTGCAGGGATTGCCACGCTTTCTGATTGTTTTACCTGACACTGACGTGGTTCGACTTCGATTATATCCAGCACCAAGCCAATCATATGAGTTCTATATGAGGGCTAAATTTCAGCTTGATGGCTTGACTAGCAATAGCGATATGAATCTTGTCCCGCAGTATTATCACCGGTTTTTACTGTTTGCTGTAGCACGTGATACGGCGATGTATAAGGGTCGGTCTGCAGCATGGGACGAGAAGCTTGAGATGCTGTACAAGATATCAAAGGATGAGATGGAAGCGGCTAGTGAAGTTAATCTAGCAATTACTGGCGATCGTGCAAGTATGTTAAACGGTTCGTGGCGAATTAGGTCGGGTGTATAATTATGGCACAAGAACCTTTAAACATCTTTGTATCATTTAACCGACAAAGGTTCACGCAAGCGGGTTCATCTGACCTGGCAAACCACTACCACGTTACTGACAAGTCAATTAAGAAGGGCAAGGCATTATATCCAGCGATGGGTCGCAAGCACATTGAGTTTTTAGGAACGCCACGGTTTATATTTGATTTAGAACCGCGTTTGATATTTAAAACGATTGATTACTTGTACGTTTTTGTAGGTGCTAACGTTTATCGTTACGACAAGTTTTATAATCAGGTTGCTTATAATAACACTGATTATAATCGTGTTGTGGGTGATATATGGCCGGCTTACTTGACTGTTGGCACGGATGTATTTTTGATGTTTAGCGCGGACAGTGGCGCAGGACGCAAGTTATTTGTAATTCAGGAATCACTTGTGGTTCCTACCATGGTAACGGTTACCGATTCAAATGCCCCAATGGACCCTCTCTTTATTGCGGCTTTCGGTAATCGTTTTGTCGTTAGCGAGTCAGATTCACCGGAATACAAGCTAAGCGTTGTTAATCTTGGTGGTGGGTCTTTTAATCCGGCTACATGTTTCACGGTTGCTGGTTCGCCCTTGTTTAACCAGGCGACGGGCAAGATTAAGCAGATGGCTGTATTAAAGGCACAGCTTTATATATTCAATAACTTTACGTGTGATATTTGGTCAAATATCCCGAGTCAAAACGTATTACCGGGAGTTTCTACGCCTGTTTTCCCATGGAAATTAAACACAAGTTTTAACTTTGATTCTGGGATGTTCGATCCATTCAGCTTAGATGTTGATTTTGGCATGATGGTGTGGCAGGGCACAAACCGAAACGGGTTAGTGGAATTCTTAATGACTAATGGCGGGCAGCCTACGCCGATTTCAAATAATGCGGTCAATGTTTTGATGCAAAACTCGGTGAACAGTGATGGATTGAGGCCTTTTATTGATTTAACAGCTAACGGGTTCTTGTATCAGTATGAAGATACCGTTTTTTACCGTGTTTCTGCTGGTGGTCTTAGCGACCCACAATTTTTAGATCCATTAACACAAGCCAACAGCATTGAGTTTACGTTTGACGGTCAAGAATGGCATAGATGTATTGAACTAAATGGTGAACGCAACCGTATACAGCAGCATGAGTTTTTTAATCAAAAGCATCTTGTGACGGTTGCAGGAGACGATGTTATATACGAAATGGCGGGTAATGTTTATTACAACGAGCTATACAAAGATGGTGTATTTAGCAAGTTCCCCATGCGTTACGAGTTGACTACGCAACAGATTTATTACGATGATTATTCGGAGTTTAAGACAGATTATGTCGAGATTGACTTTGTATTTGGTGATAAAACGTATTACCAAAGCGATGCGCCGTTTGGTAATACGGTTTTTGTCGTGGATGAAGTAGAGGATGGAGATGGTAACCCAATCTATATGATTGACGAAACCACGGGCGCATTTATTATCACTGAAGGCTCAAATACGCCAACGTTTAACGATAGCCATTACAATGATTTATTCAAACCACACATTGAATTGTACCTAAGTGATGACGGTGGAGTGACGTTTGAGACCGCTGATCTAAGGCAATTCAGCAACCTTGGCGTCCACCGTTGGAGGATGCGTTGGTATGAGCTTGGTGTGTCAAGGAACCGAGTCTACAAGCTTGTGTGTGTGAGCTCATCACCCATAGTAATCCTAGGTGCAATTATGGATCGTAAGCGCGTCAGCGGCGGGACTAACTAATGGCAGCTATATTTTTAGAGCGCGTAAATAGCGTTCCTTTAGGCGACGACAAGCTTTCACCATCATTAGAACAATGGTTGTCTAACACAGTGGATACTGTGAACCATTCATTTACTCAAATTGATGATGCGTTTAATAATTTAGCCGCACCGAGTTACACCACTACGCAGATTGCGGCGTTATTGTCGGCAGCGCCGAATGGTTCGCTATATTACGATGTGACACTGAATCAATTGCAAGCCAAGGTTAATGGCGTGCTGGTTGTACTTGCTTAAGGGGAATAATATGAGTTGGTTATCAAGTTTTATGAATCCGCAACGTGGTTATGATGCGGCACAGGGTCAGATGGATAACTATTACAACCAAGCGCAAGGTTATCAGCAGCCTTACAACCAAATGGGTCAGCAAGGTGGTGCGGCAGCGCAAGGGGCTATGCAAAACCTGCTTAATCCTGAGCAGATGCAAAACCAGTGGGCGCAGGGCTATCAAGAATCACCGTACGCCAAGCAGATGGAACAGCAAGCGCAATCATCAGGATTAGATGCGGCCAGCAGCATGGGTTTGATGGGTTCATCTTCAGCATTGCAAGGCATTCAGGCGGGTCGTAGCAATATCATGGGTGCTGACAGACAGAAATACCTTGATGACTTAATGAATAAATACACGCTAGGCACCAATACAGCCACTGGCATGATGAACATGGGTGCAAATACAGCCAACCAGATGGGCAATAACGCCATGAATCAGGGTCAAAACTCGGCTGGCATGGCTTACGGCAGCAAAAATGC